CAATAAATCTTTTGATATGAATCATTAGATATTTATCAGTTTTTTAGCCTCATCTTCAGTTTTATAAGGTCCTAAATATTCATAACGCTGAATAAAGATGTATTTAGGACAAAATGTGACGTTTGGTTCTTCACCTTGAAACAGTACATACCAGCCGGCGGCATGAAAACATTTGCTTTTCTGTGTTTTTGTGAATAAATGAACCTTGCGCTTGATATCAAGTATAGAATTATATACCTTCTTTGTTGTGGGATATTCGTTGAACGGTATTTCTTTTTTATTCTTTTCTACTTTTATTGTTTCAAATTGTATACTAGTTTGCTTTTTAATTGCATTAGTATTTTTAAAATGTTTTTTATTGCCGTTAAGTTTTACTTCAAATCCAGATCCATCAGCAATTACATTTCCTACTTTTTCTTCACCGTTGGTGACAATCCAGAATTGATTTTTAACGACGGGTTTTGCGATTAGTGGTTTTGACATCTTCTTCCATTTCTATTAATTTTGTAATCTTTTTAAAATTACTTTGTTTATCTACTATAACATTATAAGTAGTATTTTCAAAGCGAATCGGTAAATCCAAATGAATACTAAACTGTGGTCCAACAGTTTCATTGATTACGGTATCATTTCCGACTGTACCAACGAATGGAATCTTATTCCAGTATCCAAATATACGTTCACCAAATTCATATTTGGCTACATGACGATTTTCTTTAAAATAATCTGCTTGATTTCTCATGGTGTTTCCCAAGTATTTTTTTCATAATCCCAATGACGGGTATCATAGAAGTGTAGTTCAGAAGAAAAACCAAACAGTCCAAGCATGACTCTAACACCTCCGTGATCACCTACGGGCTTGAAATGAAACTCTATATTAACGATATGGTTTGTACGATACCCGTTAAATTCCCATCCTTTGTGTTTTCCTAACAAACTGCTTTTGTTCCAAAGGATAGTCCATGTGTCGCTCCATGGATTAGCAAGGTTAAAGTTTAGATTAATCATATTTTCTTTCCTGTATTTTCAATTTTAGTATTAATACAAGTACCTTCAAGTATAGTCATCTTTGGCTGGCCAGCTTGATTAGCAACTTCAAGCATGTGTGTTTTTTGATTATCAATTGATAATCTGCATTGTGCTTCCGACTTATAAACATTCTGTGATTGCATAAAATTACAATTGTCATTTAGGCACATAAACAATACAGGTATAAAAATTTCAATCATTTTTCAAAATGCATTTCAAAAAGTTTATCAATACTGCGTCCAAGAGGATTATTGGCTTTGGCTACCGCAGTAGCACATTCTTTTATAATCAACTCGGCGAACTTTTCGTAATTGAAATTAAGACCAAATTCATTGTGTTCCCAACATTGAGGTTCAAGTTCTTTGATTAGTTTTTTCATACTACCTCCACCACAACATATTTACTATGAGGATAATTTTCAATTAGCCATTCAATCATACCTTCTTCGTAAGGAAGAAATACACTATTGAATTTGTTAGTGATATATTTACGCATTCTTTTTTGACCTATAAATTTGCATAGCAACATTAAGGGCGTCCATGTAATCTGCCATGAATTGTAGTTGAATATGATGTAAGTACATATACAACTTAGTATCAACTGACCAGTCTTTAAACTTTTCAATTACATCGGAATCAAGTTGTACTTCTAATTCTTTAACGTATTCATCTACTGTCATAATTAATCCTTTGTCAATTCAGCAACCAATAAGAAATGTTCGTAGGCTTTCTTTACAGCAGGGTTAGTCATTAACTGATCAGCTTCTGCCATCATAGCTTTCACCCCTGCTTCGGCAATATCGTGTGAACTGGCTCCACTCAACGTACAAAGTTCATCTCCAAACTCTTTAGCCAATTTCTTCCATGCCTTGCGTTGACCTTCTGTTATCGGAGTTCGCACAGGTTTCAGTTCACTAGCTTTATGCATAGCACGAATTATAGCCTCTTCGGCTACTCGGCTGGCTGCAATCATAGCCGCGTAGTTAGGATCAATATTAAACCTACGACTCTGCCCACCCGGATATACCATCAAAAGGTGTGTACCTTTATGAAAACTGTCCATCCAGTCGCTATCGTATTCTGCAACAGGTACATACTTACGTCCTACTTTTTCGTAGTAAATCTTTTTCATATCATGTCCACAAACTATCACGAATTTTAATTAAACGAATCATCATTTCAGTATCTTCTTTGTCGTAGGCTTTTTCAATCTTAGTAGTAAGTTTAAGAGCCTTATCACCTGCTTTTTTACTTGCTGTATCTTTATCGTATCTACCAATCCAGTTTGTACCAAACTTAATGCGTAAACTTTCACAGTATTCACTCCAACCACTTGCATCGTGCGGGTCTGGACGATTTGGATATACAGTAGTCCACCATGTGTAAAGTTCTTTAATTTCTTTAGCACGTAATGCTTGTCCAGTAGGCTTGCCATACTCTGGGTTATCTTCATCTACGCCCATATCTTTATCAAGAGTAAGTGTCATTGCCCAGTCAAGATGATCGATACCTGCTTGAGGGCAACGCCAAGTGCGCCAACGCCACCACCCAGTAGCATAAAAAGGAGCATCATACTTCTTTCTATCTTCTTTACTTCCCCATGCGATGTGACTCCAGGCTTGCTCGACCTCGACAAAATCAACCAACTCATTAAATAAGCATGGAAGGAAGCGATTGCCAACATCACGCCAAGAACCAGGCTTAATATCACGGCTATGAGCGGTGAGAGCATGAGTACGAGTAACGTACCTGTTATTAATGTAATATTTGACATCATATATTTTACGAATAGGATATGTTACAAAATCTTGAATATGTCCAAGTGCTTCTTCTGCTAACCAATAACGAACAGGGTGATAACCTTTGGCTTTGTTAGTCCATTCATCCCAATCTTCACTAGTCTTGGCTCCGCCTTTTGGCGTACCGCGCACCCAATCAGCGAAAGGGGTGCATGACCAGTAATTACTGTGTTGTGCCATTTTTAAATACTTCCGGGTTATCTTCTACCAACGCAATCAATGCATGAGTTTGAAACTTAACTTGTTCCTCAGTCATTTTAAGATTGTAAGCATGGTCTAGTATATGTAATACTTCATGCCACAAAGCAATCTTTTTAGTTTGTTCAGTAAATTGATTACCAATCCAAATCTCTTGGTCATTAAATCGTGCTAGACCAATTGTGCCTTGCATTTCTTCCGGTGTCTTATATTTTACTTCGTAATCTATTCCGCAAATTTTAAATTTCATTCTTCTACTCCAAAATGTTGTTTAATCAAATCATTAGACTTGTATGGCTCTGCTTTATCAGCAATATCAGCACATTCCCTCACAATCAACTCGGCAATCAATTCTACCTTATCAACTGCTACCCACTTGCCACTAGAATCACTACCGTGTTCTTTAATTAATTCTCTTACTCTGTTATTCATTTCAATACACCTACATAAGGACTGTTCAACCATTTTGCGTATGTCTCCGCGTTATCTGCAATTTTTTGCAGTTCATACTTACCGCAAAATTTTAGTAAGTGTAGGCCCACTTGAGGAATAGTAGTTGTACGAACACCTTCACGGATGTTTGTATCTACTGACAGTTTAACATCATCGGGTTGTGCTGTCAAGTCAATTAGGGTACGATTTCTCTCATATGCGTCCTTGACCCGAACCTCATTACCATCATGGTCCGTCCAACGCTGCAACATCATATTGTTCCAGTCAAATCCACGTTTTGTTCTGTCAGCATACGCCTCAATTAGTCCAGCTTTCTTACTTGAACCTTTTTCACGTACCCCGGGAAAAGCACTGAATACGTTGTCGGTTGAATCTCCCCTCATGCACTTTCGGAATAGGATGTATTGTGGATCTTCAAGTAGTTTAGGCTCTTTAGTTTTCTTATCTTTTACTGGACGACCCTTGTCATCAAAATATCCCTCTAGAGTAATCAATTCACCAGTGACACCCGAATATTGCTTTACTCGTGAGGAAATTAGTTGTTGGTAATCGCTGTCCGTTGAAATTATAAAATGTTCATCTTCTGGATGAAGTGCCACAAACCTTGCTATGAGATCATCAGCCTCAGCCTTAGGATCACGCAATACACTACAGTTTGTGCGGTCTTTAAGGTAATTTGTGAAGGCCTCATACGTTTGCCAAAACATGGTGTTTTCTTCCACTTCCGCTTCTGTTTGCGATAGCGTATCTACTACACGGTTCTTCTTATATGGAGTGTAGTAGTCTTTGCGCCAGCTACGACCTTCTAAACAAAACACAACATGATCAATTCCAAAACGTTTAACGATTTGATTAGTACTTGCCATTGTAAGATGAATTGCCATTCCAATTTTCTCGTCAACTGTACTATTGCGTGATGCAATGTGACGGGCACGAAAGAATGTATTTGCGGTATCAATTAATGCGTATTTCATGTGTGTATTATATACTGCTATTTAAATAAAGTCAAATTTTATGGCTCAAGATATAAATCCGGATTCAAGTTAATATATTTGCGTGTTACTCGTTTGTCTCCGCGATAAGGTAACCATTCACTCTTGACACCCCTAATTGGTAAGTCAAGTTTGATAATAGTTTTTTCTACCCAATCTTTTACATCTTCAGCAGAAATTCCGCTAGCTGGATCTAGTACTTCTAGTTTCCATTTATTACCTTTGAACACTGACCAAAGATGGCGTCTCCATTCTTTTTTCAAAGTTGATTCAACTAGGGAGATATGTTCTTTATCTCCGTAGTAAAGATACTTGAAAGATTGCAGTTCAGCAGAGCCAGCAATGTAATCATAAATTCTAGTATGTACGGACCCAGTGATACCAAACCCAACCTTTAGATTGTGTGAGAGTACCATTATATAAAAGAATTCATTCATTTCTTACCTTTTTTGTTGGCAGTAGGAATCACTACATCTTTAATTTTAATTTTTACTTTAGTACTAACCAATG